ACATCAGGTACAAGTGGAGTAAATGGAACTTCAGGAATTAATGGAACTTCTGGTATAAATGGTACATCAGGAGTATCTGGTACAAGCGGTATTTCAGGCACATCAGGTACAACGCCATCTACATCAACATTTGTACAGAATAGCCAAACTGGTTCGTTTATTACATCAGCAAGTGTAAGTACTTTAACAAATAAAAGAAATATACCAAGAACATTTTCAACCGCAACAACTGGTTCATTATATCCTGAAATAGCCAATTATGATATATTTCATATAACTGCGTTAACGGGTTCATTAACTATAAAAAATCATTCAGTAAGTACTCCAAGCGATGGTGAAATGATTGAAATCAGATTACTTGATAATGGAACTGCACATTCTATTACATTTGAATCAAATTATGTTGCTAGTGCAAGTGTTGCATTGCCAACAACAACTATAGCATCTAAGAATATGGAAATGTTGTTCGAATGGAATAGCAATCTTACTAAATATAATTTAATGGCGACAGGATAAGGAAAATATTTATGGCATTAAAAGATGGAGTTGTAGCGGGGTGGATAGGTGGAACAACAACTGATATAACAGGCAGGCCTAATCAATTATATAATCCTGATAGGGTTCCTACTATTGTATCAGGAGTAAATGGTGGTCATGCATACTATTTTAATCGACCAACGCAACCAGAAGATTTGGGTGGATATTTAGTTGCTAGTATGACCAGTGATTTACAAATAGGAAAAGAAAATACAACGGTTGCCATGTGGATTAAAAATTTGGATTATCAGCAATACAATCCAATTTACATTTCTGATACATTTGGAACGAATATTTTAAATTCAGATTTTGGTGAAGAACAGGATTCTGGTACATATTTTAATGGTCTTATACTGGCAAATGAACTTACTAATTCGTGGCATTTTTTTGTTATGGAAATAACAACTGATACGATTACTGCGTACACAGATACGATAATACAGAATTCTATTGAATTCACGCCAGTTACATATTTTGAAGATGAATTTCTTATAGGTAAGCGTGATGATAATCCAACAACTTATAACGCTGGCAAATTCTATTTAGGAGATATGTATATCTGGAATAGGGTATTAACAACAGATGAAATAACCACACTATATAATTCTGGAAATGGGTTAAGTTATCCATTTGAAACTGCAACTGAAAATACAACTAACTTTTTTAGGTTAAGAAAAAGAAGATAAATGAATAAAAATTTATTAAATAAAAAGTTAAAAAGCGTCTATAAGTCAGCTGATAATACTACTACTAAATTAACAAACAAAGCAAATCAGGATTTAATAAGATTATACAAATCATCTTTATCAGATATAAGGAATGAAATTTCTAAACTATATGAAAGAATGGGTGAAGATGTTTCTTTAGCAAGTGCGCACAGAATGAATGGACTTTATAACTTAGAAGATTCAATAACTGGCATATTAAAAGAACTGAATGATAATTCTTATGAAGTAATTAAAGATTCATTATCTACGGTTTATAATTTTAACTATAAACAATTACCAAGTGCAATTAAAGAAATAAGTTCAAACGCTGTTTTTGGAAAGGTCAATAAAGAAGTAATACAGAAGTCAATTGAAAATCCATTACAATACTTAAATAAGAATACAAAATTAACTAATAAAACAATTCGTGAAGAACTTACTAAAGGATTAATTAAAGGCGATTCATATCCAAAAACAGCGAAATTAATAACTGAAAGAATAAATGTATCGTACAGCAATGCAAATAGAATAGTTAGAACTGAAAGTCATAGGATTCAAAGTGAAGCAAGATTTGATTCATTTGATGATACCAGACTTGCCGCAAACGATTTAGGACTTAATGTAGTACAGGTTTGGATTGCAAGTGATGGTGGAAATCATCGCCATGGCTTTATGAACAATCAGATTTCTGATGAATCGGGTATGTTTGATTTTGATGGAATACCAGTAGAAGGCCCCGGCTGTACTGGCGATTCAGGAAATGATTGTAATTGTATGTGTACTACAGGTGTTGAAGTAATTTAACCACATTTAAGCATAATTTTTAGAAATTTGATATTTATGTATGTAACTATCCAATAATAAGACTGAATAGGTAACCAAACTATACAGGCATAAAGGGGGGAAACATAATGGAACTAAAAGAAGTTCAGGATTTTCTAAATGAAAATCAAAGTAAACCAGAAGTCGGTGAATTCTTAAATTCTTTTAAATCGGGTGTAGACTTACCAACGGTTCAGAAATTTTTAGAAACTAATGACGAAGGAAAATCGTTCTTACAAAGTTTGACAGATAGCAAAGTAACAAAAGCAATTTCTACATATGAATCTAAAACCTTACCGAAAAAAGTGGAAGATGAAATAACGAAAAGATTTCCACAAGCAACGGAAGAACAAAAAGAACTGGCGAAATTGAAAAGTGACTTTGAAAAAGTACAAGCAGACGCAAGGCGTGAAAAATTGTTAAACAAGGCGTTATCATTCGCAACTGAAAAGAAGATACCTACAAAGTTTGTAGATAAATTTTTAGCAGAAGATGAAGAAAACACATTAAAAAATATTGAAGATTTCGGAACATATTTTAATGAACAAGTCCGATTATCAGTAGAAGGTAAATTCAAGGACAATGGTAGAACGGTCGAAACTGGTGAAACACATAAAAATGAATTATCACTAGACGAAATTTCACGTATGTCAAGGGAAGAACTTTTAAAACACAAGAATTTAATAAAATAATTAAAAAGGGAAAATAACCATGGCTTTTACAACTTTAGTAAACACAAAATGGTCAGCAAGATTAAATTACAATTTGCAGAAGAATTTAGTATTCGCAAATTTAGCAAATTCTGACTATGAAGGCGATGCAGCAAATGCAAATGTCGTAAAAATTAACACAATAGGTAACTTCACAATTTCCGATTATTCACAAACAACTGGTATATCTGGTAGTCTTTTAGAAGATTTAACTTCTACTGCAATCGATTTAAATATCGACCAACAGAAAGCATTCAACTTCAAAGTTGAAGATATAACAAAATATCAATCAAACATCGCTTTAATTGATTCAGCAATGCAAATTGCGGCTTACAATTTAGCTGATACCGTTGATTCATATATCGTTAGTCAGATAGTAGCAGGCACATCTGGTGCTATGATTTTATCAGGTTCAACATCTACAAGTTCATCTTATGGTATCGCAACTGGTTCAGCTGCATACGAACAAATTTGCGACTTAGGTGCAACACTTGATACAGCTAATGTACCTAAAACAGGTCGTTGGGTTGTAGTTCCTCCAACTTTCTTAGCATGTCTACAGAAAGATACAAGATTCAGTTTCCAACCACAGGTTGTTGATGGTGGTCTTGTTCAGGGTCAACAGATTGGTGGAATGCAAGTATTTGTAAGCAATAACTTGACAACTGCCGCAACAGGCGTTACTAAGGTTATAGCTGGACATTCAGTGTCAATAGCTTTCGCTAGTGGACTTCGTTCAATGGAAAGTTATAGACCACAATTGTTCTTCGCAGACGCAGTTAAAGGTCTGTATGTATATGGAGCTAAAGTCTTGAAACCAACAGGCTTGGCAATATTGTATACTTCCTTTAAATAATTAAAAGTATAGAAATATAATATAGGTCGTAGAAATACGACCTATTATTTAATGAATATTTTAGGGGATGTAATTTAAGGTATGCGAACACCATAGGCGAATAGCAATATTTTTCCTTATCCTACCATAATACTGAACCTATCATAAGCAGTAAATCAAAAGGGAAAATAATGAATATACAGCCAATCACACTAGAAGAATATAAAACTATAAAAGGTATAACACTAGATACACAAGATGAAGCAATTAATATTTTAATTGTTGCGTGTGCTGATTATATAGTGAATGAAACACAGAATGATTTCGCTACTGGATATGATAATGGTATGAAAGCATTCGCTGTAAAATTTATTGACTTCTTACTAAATACCAATTCTAATATTACAAGTGAAAAGACTGGAAATTATTCAGCCAATTATCAAGTAATACTTCCTACAGATTTAAAATCAATGTTGAATCCATATAAAAAGGCGATTTGTTATTAATATGAATACACGATTTTACATACACACCGTTTCAATTTCAAGAAAAACTTATACTTTAGATAACGACCGTGTTTCAAGGGAAGTAGATTCAGTAGCCTATACTGGAAGTGGATTGTTAGAAACTTTAAGGGGCAATGATATTGTTCGTGGTGATAAGCAAGTTATACTTGCCGAATATAGACTATTCATGCCTAGCACATTTGCTGTACTATCATCAGATAAAGTTATTGTTAATTCAAAAGAATACACGATTTATTCAATAGATAACGAAATCTTTAACGCAAATCATCAGGAGTTGCTATTGAAGACAAAGATTAATTAATAATCTTATACAGGAAATACCATGAATAACAAAAATAATACACAGGCAAATGGTGAAGATAAAAAATTAAGTTTAAGTAAAATAATATTTAGTGGCATTACAATATTTGTTTTGTTGGCTACAACAATATTTAACGCAGGTTCAACTTTTGGAGTAATTAATAATAAATCAAGCGAAATTACTTTAAATACAGAAAAGATTGTAGCATTGGAAAAGCATCAAGCATTATGTGAAGAAAAAATAAAAGATTTGGAAGTAGCAAGGGATGAATCAACACAGATATTAATTCGTGATTCTAAGATATTAATTAGAATGGAGCACAATCTTTTAAGATTGTTAGAACAGCATAAAATGCGTTATGAAGATTTCCAAGGAACACGATAATGACTGATGTTTGGCACGATAAAGAAATATTAGCGAAACTTAAAGAAAGAATTAAGGAAGGTCTAAAGGTATCAGGAAAACTTATAGAAACGGAAGCTAAAAAAGAAATTACATCTGGTACTAATAAAGCTGTAGATACAGGACGACTTAGGGATTCAATAGATTCAGAATTAGTATCTGATGATGAAGTAAGAATTGGTACAAATGTAGAATACGCTACATATGTAGAACTTGGAACATCTAAGATGGCACCAAGACCATTTCTAAGAACTGGTGGTCAGAAAAGTAAATCTGAAATAACGAAGATTTTTAAGGAAGTAATAAAATTATGATACGACTATTAAAGAACGCAATAAGTAAATGTTCTGGTCAGATGACAGCTAGTGTAGGAGTCGATAGATTCTATTATCAGCAAGCACCCGCAACGGTGGTGACTGGTAGCTATGTTGTTTATTATATCCTTGATAATAGTCGTGATGGTCAGGATAGTGGTAATAATTATTCAACATCGCATGTTCAATTTAATTGCTTTTCAGTTGATGATAGTAATGGTGATAATGTAGATAATATCGCTTCTGAAATAAAAAGGGTATTTACTACAGCTAATGTATCAGTATCAGGAAGTACCGTAGTTGGTATAATATACGATACTACGATACCATCAAAAATAGTAGATAAAGTATGGCAATCCACCGTATTATTTAGGGTTCATACATTAAACAATATCAAGTAAATTTCATTTTTTTGATATTTATACATGTATTGGCACAGGTTGATACAGATTTTTTAATTAAAAAATAAAAAGGGAAAATAAAATGGCTAAAATAATGTTTAACACAGGTTCTTTCGCTTACAATGGTACAACTTACTATGTAACATCTTTAAAAGAATCAGATAAATATACAAAAGTTGATGTAACCGATACTGGTACGACTGGAAATGGTAAAGAATTCGTTTATGGTCGTGTTGAACAAGGATTCAATGTCGAAATGTGGGCAAGTTCATCTGCGGCAGTTCCTGTAAAAGGTGCTTCTAAAGCTTGTACATTAAACTTTAATGGTATTACATTTGCTGGAAGTGCTTCATTAGAATCAGTTGAAGTTGCAGCTAGCATTGACCAAGCAGTAAAACTTACGGTAGTAGGTGCATTTGATGGCGCAGTAACACAATCATAATTAATCCATTAAAAGGGGATGTATAATGGAAAGACAAAACAAACAAATTAAACTTTTTGAAAAAGACATTCTGTTGTTCGAAAGGGACGCACAGGATGTCTTTTCATTAGTTGATTTTCTTGACAAGCAACCAAAACCAGAAACTGATAAGATAGCTTTACAATTGCATATTCGGATAATGGGTAGTGTTATATCTGCTTCATTGAAGCACAACTATACAAATTCTATACTTTACAAAATCTTCAAACACACACCTAAAGAATATACTATTGACTATTTATTACAGCATTTAACCGTAAATGAATTGAATGAATATGCGAAACTTGTATTTGATTTAGAAGGTGGCAATAAAAAAAAAGAAGAACCGATGGGAAGCAAGGAAGTCCAGTAACAAATGATGTCAGTATTCCACTGATTATGAACAAGTTTTATATGACATGGGATGATGTATTAAGATTACCTATTACAAAGTTTAGAAATTTATTACACCAAGCAATCAACATCATGTCAGGTGAAGCTGGTGGTGAATTTCAGTTTGTCGATAAAGATGAACTAATAGAACAAGAACATGAAGCGTTTATGGAAACGCTGAATAAACAAGGGAAATAAATAAAATGGCTGAATCATTAGGCGAACTTTACTTATCGCTTTCATTAAAAACCGCTGACCTTGAAGCGCAGTTAAATCAAATTAAAGAAAAGACACAATCTACTACCGATAATATGGGTAGTAGTTTCAAATCTATGCTTTTGCCTATGGCAGGTATAGCTGGTGGTATGTTTGGAATTACTAAAGCATTTGAATTTGGTTCTGATTCTGTAAAGAAATATATAGAACAAGCACAAGGTTTTGCAAAAGTAGAAGCAATCATAAAATCTACTGGTGGAGCGGCAGGTTTTACAGCAACAGAATTATCTGGTATTGCAGACGAATTATCTAAAATTAATGGTATAGATGATTCTGAAATAATGAATGGTATTACTGCTAACATGCTAACATTCAGTAATGTTAGTGGTCAGGTATTCAAAGACGCACAACAATCTGTATTAGATATGACTGCTGTAATGGGTGGAGACTTAACAGGAGCTTCTATAAGATTAGGTAAAGCATTAAATGACCCTATAACAGGTGTTACTGCATTACAGCGTGTTGGTGTAAGACTTACAGATGCACAGAAAGAACAGGTTAAAGCGTTTATGGAATCAGGTGATATTATATCAGCACAGAACATGATTTTAGGCGAATTAAAAAAAGAATTTGGTGGTGCATCAGAAGCGGCAAATAAAGCATCTGGTGGATTAAAAGAATTGTCTGTTAACACTGAAAAGCTTATGGAAGCAATAGGTGGCGTAATTATGTTTGGTCTTAAACCTTTTATAGAAGTATCAAATTTTGTAATTGGTAATATTTCAAAGTTAGGGCAACAGGCTAATACAACAGAAGATTCTATGGTAAAATTAAGACTTGATTTTGAAAGTACTGCAATGGGATTATTAAATCTTTCTGGTAATACACATAAAACTGCCGTAGAACAAGAAGCGTATACTAAATTAATAGATGATGCAAATACAAAATATGGTCAATTTCTACCAAAGTTAATTACTGAAAAGGACTCCTATAATAGTATAAAGACGGCAATTTCTGGTGCTAGAATAGAACTTGATAAATATATCCAGTCTAAAATAACTGAAGCTATGGTTGATTCTAAACTTGCAACTTTAGCACCATTAAAAGAAAAACTTATTAATGCTACTACCGCAGAAGCTTCATTGGTTCATGAAACAAAATGGACAGGTGGTGAACAAGGGTTAGATAAACAAAACAAAGAATGGAATATTAACAGAACAAAAACGGTATCTGATAGAATAAATGCTGAAAATGAATATAATAAAGCGTTGTCAGAAGTAAATAAGTTAATAGAAGAAGGCAATAAAATAGATGCAAAGAATATTGTAAAACTTGGAGAAAAACTACCACTGCCAGTTACTGAAAAAGAAAAGAAAGAATATAAAAATGTAATAAAACTTAGAACAACATATGAAGAAGTTTTTAGTAGCGGTGGAAGTATAGAAACAGAAGCGTCTAAAACTGCTTTTGCTACTTGGGAAAAAGCTAAAAATAAATATGTGCAGTCTGTAAAAAATATTAATACTGGTGGTTCAGATAATAAAGAATCCGAAGCTAATCAGAAGAAATGGGACGAACAGGAATCTAATCTAAAGAAATGGAATTTAGATAATGAAAAGTTTGATGATGCACATTTAGCAAAAATTTTAGAAAATATTGAAACAGAAAGAAAGGCTAATATCGACAATGAACACGATTTAACAGAAACAAATAAATGGGCAGAAAATGAAAAGAAAAAGGCATATAAAGATAATGCTGATTATCATAAAGAATTAGAAGATAAATCGTTTGATGATTTTAAAAAAGAAAAAGATGATGAACTTGAATTGATGTTATCTTTAATGGATGCAGAAGGAGTTTCTACATCAGACCAATTAGAATACAAAAAGGCGTATTATGATGAATTGTTAGCTAAAGCTAAAGAAACATATGCAAAAGATTTAGTAGAACTTAAAAAACATATTGATGAAATAAATAAATTATCTACACTTAATAATATAGCGATTACAGTCGCTGTAAAGAAAGAAGCAGACGAAAAGGATAAAGAAAGTAAGAAAAAGAAACTTACCCCATTAGAACAATTCGCAAAGGACAATGAAACACTTGGTAAGGCAATTGAAAGTGCATCGCAGTCAATGGAAAGTGTTTGGGCAAATGCAATGGATGGTATGTTAAAAGGAACTGAAAACTTTGGTGAAGGTGTTAAGTCAGTATTTGTAGGCATGGCTGATATTGTTGTAGCTGAAATAGAAAGAATGATTGCTAAGATGATAGTGATGTTTATTTGGGAAACTATTTTAGGAATATTTTCAGGTGGAGCATCAAAGTTAATTGACAATACTGCTCCAATTGTAACAGGTGGAAGTCAGACTTTTGGAAATATGGTTCCTGCATATGCAAACGGTGGAGAATTTATAGTTCCACAAGGATATAGTAATGATAATTATCTTGCAAGATTTACAAGTGGAGAAACTGTATCAGTAAAACCAGTAGGTTCAAATGGCACAGGACTAACAGATTCTAAATTAGATACACTGATAAATTCGGTACAGGCAATGAACAAGAATCTTATACAAAAAGATATGTCAGTTAAGATAAATTCAACTTTTGATTCTACAAAATTCTATAAAGACGATACTATAAAATCAAAAATAAGATTTACTGAAGCTGGGAGAAAAGAATAATGTATGTTAAAATTCTACATAGTGGAAGTACATGGTACGATTTAACAGATTATGTAACTGAATGTGATAATATACCTGTATTGGCAAGGAATCATGATTTTAGCTTAGTCGCTGAAGGATTGTCGTTAAAGGTATCTAGTAAATTTACTGGCTGTACTATTACTATAGATGATTTAATTGTAATCGCAAATGATTCTGAACTAGTAAATGTTGTATATGCAGGTTATGTTACTGATTCTCCATTTGACTATAAAGATAAATCATATAAAGTAACAATAAGTCATCCATTGCAAAAACTTAAAAACTACTATGTTGAATATGATGTTACTAAAAGTAGTTTATCTTCATATATTGCTGCAGAAGTTGAATCGATAAAATTTAATCCATCAACAAACGCTAACTATAAAAGGTCTGTTATTAGTGTGGTAGGATTGATTCGTGCATTATTTAGAACCTGCGGGCTAGATATTAATATATCAAGTTTTAACACAGCAAAAACTTATGTTCTTGGTAGTATGTATGGTCATTCATTAATAGATAATGTTTCTAAAAATCTTACAAGTGAAACCATTTATTTACAAAGTATCTATCTTATGCCAAATATGGTATATGCGATAAATCAAGATGTAGCTGTAAATTATTCAGTAATAGATACAGATGTAGAAATGTCAGCTAAAAAAATAACATGTTGGGATTTAGTGTCAAGATTATGTTCATTATTTGGATTCCAATTTACATTTTCGAATTATGATTCGTTTAGTATAAAGTGTAATTTTTTAGCAAGCACAAGTAATATGCAACTTGGTGATTTATTAGATGTTAATTCAATAAATCTATGGGATTATAGTTTAGAATATACAAAAGAAAAGATGAATCTGAATTCATTGTACTATCAATTCAAGTGGCGTGGAGATACTACATTATTTTTAAGTTGCACTGGATATACAACAAGTTCTACTTGGTCGGAAGCAACGGTTTTTGATGGTGCTACACAATACGATTTAGGAGATGCTCCATCAGGTAAAAGTACAACTGCAAGGGAATATAATGTAATAAGTCATTACAACAATCTAGTATTTTATTGGATTGGAGAACTTAACGGAGGTACATATAAGGCATATTCAATATTACCACCTTATTTATCAAGATTGGAAATAGCTACTTATGTACATCCATACAGATTAGAAAAATTTACAACAGATATTTATACTGGAAGTGATTCACTATTAGATGTGAAAATAAATGTAAAAGATAGAACATCAGAAATACAACAGGAGATATTACTATAATGATTTTTGGAAATTCATATCCTAAGATAGTTAGCGGTAGTACTACAATATTATTGGAACATAGCACGGTTAATTTCGATTGGAATAAAACTATCAATTCGAATGAAAATATTTCGATAATGAATGGAAATATTACTAACACTTTTAAAAGCAGATACGCTGAATTCGAAATAACGGTAAATCTATATAAATATACAGGTTCACAGGCGAAATTCAATGAAATAAATGCACTTAATCATAAAGTAATAAACGCATTTTATCTTCATTCAGATGGAGAACCAGTCCAATCTTCTGAAAATTTAAGTTCTGAATTTTTTGTATATCAGATTACCACAGGAAAGGCAATTGAAGATTTAAATAAATATGATACAATGACAATATTACTAAAACCATATAAAACAACAGAACCTAAATATTCTGTATTAGGAATATAATATATGTATTCAATATTTGGAACTGGAAGTGTAGTATTATCAGGTAGTTTTGGAAGACTTATGCTTTCACATAGTATGGTAACTGATACATCATATTCTGATATTATAGAACATGCATCTGTATTCAATGATACAATAAATTATTATACATTGGGAGATTATGCACAATTCGATATTATTGTTAATTTAGGAAAATATCCAAATTCTGGTAGTGCTTATTACGCACTTGCTAATATTGAACACACAATAGTTCCAAAGGTTTATTTGCATGAAGATGGAGATTATTATAGAACGCCTACTGGAAATAGTGCTTCATTCTATATTGAAGAAGTAACACCAGCGTATTTAGAAAATACAATATATTATGATATATGTCGAATTAAATTAAAGTCTACTTCATATGTTGCGTATACTTCCGCATCAGCTGGATATGGATATAACTTTGGATATAATTATGGATATTAAAATCAAAAAGGGGATAAAATAATGTCAGGCGCAACACCAAGTGGATTAACTTCACATTATAGTATAAAGAAATTTGCTGACCATGCAGACCCAGAAGCGTGGCAATTAAATGACAACTATGATGTTATAGATTCTAAGATATATGAAGCTACAATTGCCGATATTTATACGTCAACAAGTCCTATAATAAAAAGTATAGCGAATGTATTTTCGTTAAATTACAGTGCGACTAACCTTAGAAACAATAGTAATTATTTAGATACTATACAAGATATAGCAACAACAAGTTCACCATTATTTACAAGCTTAACATTGGCAAATAATTTAACTATCAGTAATGGTTTAATAAGTTTAGCTAAAAATTCAGATGGTGTGTTTTATGGTTCTGTATATTCAGATACCAACTGGCAAAACGCAAGAATATTATTACAGCGTGCAAGGGGTACTATTGCATCTCCTACTGCTGTACAGAATGGTGACCAATTAGCTACTTTCGATTTATTCGCATATGCGCCATCTGGTTCATTTCAAAGAACCACAGGAGCTAATGGATTAACATTTCTTGTAGATGGTGTTCCATCAGCATCAACGGTACCTGCAAAAGCAATTATAGGTGGTTTAACTATTAAAGCATCAGGAAATGTAATATCTGATGGATTAATAACCGCAAATAGTGGAATATATTCTATAGGTAATGTCGGTATAGGAACTACAGCTTCTTATCCATTAGATATTCAAATAAATTCAGCAACTGATGAAGTACTTCTTAATATTTCAAATACAAATGGTGATAATGCTGCACGAAGCGCAAATATACAATTAGGTTGTGGTGGATATATCAATACATTTTTAAGACAAAATGGTGGAAGTGGTACACAAACATCAGGTTCTGCATTAGATACAATTTTGATGAATACTTGGGCAAGTAATTACAATGGTCATTTAAGATTTGGTACAAATAATAAAATACAAATGTCTGTAATGCACGATGGTAATGTATTGATAGG